TGCTAAGAGTATTGTTACTACCACTCGGAAATAAAATGCCCGTGTTGGTAAGTTCTACAGTACACTCCCTGAATACCCACCAACAAACGTGGCTACTATCAAATCTCTTTGCAGGCAATGTTACTGTTATTTTACTGTTGCTCAACTTTACATTACAATTTTTAAATAGTGAATCTGTATTATGTAGTGTGTTTGCATATGTAATTGAACAATTATCAAACTCCAACGAGGTATAGTCGCAAAAAACACCAACATCAGGGGACCAATTAGTTCTACAAGCAAAATCAATATCCATATTCTTAAACACTGCGGTTGCGCTTGTTTCAGATGTTTTAGATATAAGAACCTTATTACTTGTATTGATTTTCGTAATCCCTTTGCCTTGTCCCTCAATTATAATATTTTTACTATGTGTGAGTTGAGTTGACAAATTATATGTGCCCTCTAAAAGAATAATTTTGCCACCACTATTGGGTAGTGAATCAATAGCTTTTTGTATGACAATCCCTGCATCTTCATATTGGTTATACATATAGTCCACATATCTTCCTACCACCTCATCAGTTGTCGAACCTATAGTGATAACAGAAGAATTTCTACCACCTGATGTATAACCTGATGATCCGACAATAACCCAATTCGTACCGTCATATACAAGCTCTAAACTCTCAAAAGCACTCCAAGATTTTGATGGAGTTATTGGTGCGTAGCTTGCGACATCGTTATCAAAAAATGCGAGCACCGAATTTTATAATAGGTTTAGCTCCGGTATTGCTTACGTTTAGAGTTGCTCCTTCTTTAGAGGTATGTGACGAATTAAATTTAACAACAATTCTTGCACCTATAACCAATCTAAAGTTTGATATAGAAACAGTTTTCGCCGCCACATTACCCTTAGTGGTACATTCTGCATAAGGTGGACCTTGCCACACCGGTGCGCCACTTCCGCTACCTATCAAGCTATATCCTGCCGTTCCTGCACTCGTTGGAGCATACCACGACTTACTCGCTGACGATGCACCGTTATAGTTCGTTGCCGAGCCGTTCATTGTCAATGTCAATGAATTAGGATTTTGCATTGACGTTGGTTTGTTGGATAGGTCAGAATATGAACCTGTAAACGCTACCGTTTTTAAATCGGTAAAGAATTTCTTTATTTTTCCGAACAATGTGCTTAGCGTTTCACCACTCGCTATATTTACTCGTGTGCTTGCCTCTGTAAATGTCGGTTGTTGCAAATTCTTATCCGCCTCTGTTCTTGCGGTTTCTTCGTTTGACAGTTTTG